GAGAACTAGCTCCAGTGCCTCCAGAACATATTGCACCACCACCTCCACCACCTTGTCTATTAGGTGATGCGAATTGATATGGTCCACCATCTGTTCCTTGAGCTGGACTTACAGGGGGTGTATTTCCTGATCCTCCTGCAGTATTAGGGCCAGGACCTATTCCAGAACCTGCGCCTCCACCAGAACCACCTGGAAAACCTGTTGCTGCACTTCTACAAGAATTGTAACCACCTCTACCACCACCTGTTGAGGTTATTGTTGAAAAAACTGATGGACTTCCATTTGCTCCATTTCCATTAGGAGCACATGTTCCACCTGGATTTGGGTTTCCAGCACCACCTGCTCCAACTGTAATTGGAAAACCTGTAGCTGTAACTGGTATACCAGCAGGTCCGTTTAAAGGTTTACCTGGAAAAGTTAATGGTGCTAATGTAGGACTAGCGAATCTAAATCCACCTGCTCCACCACCACCGCCAGCATCTCCTGGTCCTTTTGCTGAACCAGAACCACCACCAGCGACTACTACATATTCTACGTTATTATCAGCAGAACAAACAGCAACTCTACAAACTGTAAAAGTACCAGGTCCTGTAAATGTATGAATTTTCATATTTCCACATGTAGTTATAGTTCCACCTGTGGCAACTAGATAAGGATTACCTCTTTCGTTAGAAGTTGAATCTTGAACATTAACCCAACCTTGTGTTGAATCAACATATACAAATGTAACTGATTGACCTTCAGTACTTAAAACTACATTAGCAGCTGTTCCACCAATTTTTTCTCCAGATTGAGGACTAACTGTTAAATTATTTGTTTGCCAAGTACCTGCATAATCTGCAAATGAAACTATTGCACCTGCAGCACCTGAAGGTAATGTAGCTGTAAAAGCACCTGATGTTGTATTACAGAAAAATCCGTCACCAGAAACAGCATTAAAGTTTGCAGTTTTAGGAGTTGTATCCCAGTCCACAGTGCCAGTTCTTCCGAAACCTGTTTGTGATGCACCTGATGCAAGAGTAACGGTATCGCCACTTGCACCAATAGTTATTGTATTGGAATTCTCGTTGATAATATTATTACCGTCTTGATCTTGAATATTGTCTACTTTAATTGTACTTGTCATAATTATGCAATTTTATACCTTATAATTACTACACCTGAACCACCGTTTCCACCACATACTGGACCTGAAGCAGATCCTCCACCTCCACCACCAGTGTTAGCTGCTCCTGCCATACAAGTAGCTGTACTACACATACCGCCTTTACCGCCACCACCAGTGCCACCTGAAGGTTGTGGTGTACTATTTTGATTTGCTCCACCACCGCCTCCTGCGTAAGCAACTGGAGAACCCGTAATATGTGTTGTTGCTCCAGCTCCTCCACAGTTTCCTGCTGAAGCTGGTTGAGTTCCATTACCACCTACTGCGGTTGCTCCTCCACCGCCTCCAGCACCCACTGGGTTTGCATTAACTGGACCACCATTACCACCATTAGTTCCTTGTGCTGGTGAAACAGGTGGAGTATTTCCCGTGCCTCCAGTACGCAAAGCTCCTGCACCACCACCTGAACCACCATCTGGTCCACACCTTGTATTTCCTGCACCTCCGCCACCACCTGCACTTGTAAAACTTGAAAAGATTGAATTATTTCCATCTCCACCATCACCAGGACTTCCTGGTGCTACACCAGATCCACCACTTCCAACTGTTATTGGATAAGATTGTACTGAAACTGTGTGTCCAGTTGTAACTAAGGGACTAGCTGTATATGGAGTTATAGGATCTGTTCTTCCTTCTCTAAATCCTCCAGCGCCACCACCGCCTCCTATAGCTTGTCCACCTCCACCACCTCCAGCTACAACTAAATAACCAACAGCATTATTTGCTGGTGTTTGAGCTACTGCCGATACACAAAAAGATCCTGGACCTGTAAAAGTGTGAATCCTACAAGTAGGTGTGCTAGTAATTGTGCCTCCAGTTGCATTTATAAAAGTAGAACCAATCTTTGAAAAATCATTGTCTTGTATCGATCTCCACCCAATAGTTGAATCAATATAAACTAAAGTAATTCCTTCTCCCTCTGTTGATAAAACCACAGAACCGTCTCCACCATTAATTTTTTCTCCAGATTGGGGAGTAACTGTTAAATTAGCTGTATCAAATGTATTTCTATAATCTTGAATAGAAACTATCGCTCCTGCTGATCCCGATGGTAAAGTACAAGTAAATGCACCACCGTTTGTATCACAAAAAAATCCTTGACCGCTTACTGCATCAAAATTAGCAGTTTTAATACTTCCTGTTTGCCAGTCTACTGTCCCTGTTCTACCAAATCCTGATTGAGTAGCTCCACTAGCAAGTGAAACTGTACCACCAGATCTACCAATAGTTACAGTAGTTGCATCTACGGTTGCAGTCTTACAAGCTCCACCACCAACTGTAAGTGTTGATCCCGATTGTTGTGTTATCTGATCTACTTCTATCTTACTCATTAAATAACTACTACCGTTCCTGTTATAGTTTGTGTTCCAGTTACTGTAACTGGTCCTGCTAATACTGCATTACTAATTGTTTGATCATCAGACAAAGTTGCTGAATGATTAAAAGCATATGTTGAAGCTGCCATACTTGCAGATGGAGCTCTAGATGCAGGATAAGTACAAAAAACATTTTTTGTTCCTGCAGAAAAATTTACTGCACTGTCTGAATTCGATGAGGAAATAATTGTATCTCTAGATAAAGTATCAGGGCTAGCGTCAGTAACAGTCCCTATGCCAACTTCAAATTCAGCATTACCTGGTAATTCTATAGCATAAAAAGTTTTATTAGTTGTACCAATACCAGATACAAAAGTTTCAAAACCAGTTTCAGCACCAGCTAAAGAAATAGTTCCTGTACCCGTAGTAGTGGTAGTTTCTTTTACCCTGTCATTTAATACAAATGCCATTTACTACTCCAAAAATATTATGCGTTGCCTAATCTAATAATAGCTGCAGAACTAGATGCAGTTGGAAACTGAACAACAAAATCTCCGTTTGTTGCAGTTTTTGTTCCACCAAAATCTAAAACTAATACTGCTTCATTAGAACCGCCACTCTTATAAATTAAAGCTCCTACCGCTGATAGCGTTACAGATGAAAAAGTTAAATCTGCAAAGTCAACAAATGCAATATTACTTGACACTGCTACACCGTTATTAGTTAATGTGTTTCCACCAGAACTATAACTTGTGCCAGATGTACTAACTTCGTTAGTTGTAGTAAACGCAGTTGTTGATGTAGTTAGCCCTGAAATATCTGTGTATAGAGCAAGTTTAAAAGTTGATCCACCAGATGAATCAAAATTAAAAGTGCCTTTTAACAGATCTGTTTTAAAAGAGTCAGGTATAACATTAGCCATATTTTTTTCTCCTTATTTTTATGGTGATGGTGATTGTAAAGGAGTACGAATTACACCATCTTGATATTCGTCTCTGCGTCTTCTACCTTGTTGTTCGATAGAGTACGATGCGAGTGCTCTTCTATAAGCACTTTCATAGTATTGTAACATATCTGTGGGACCTTTCAAGTACCCATATGCTTCGACTAGTGCTGCATACAATAACAAATCTTGATATTTATTTGATATGTAAGTTCCTGCAGTGCTTGCTGTTCCAGAAGTTATTGTGTCTGGCTGTTTTACGTATGCTAAAGTAATTTCATAGTTAGCGTTTGGTGTAGGTGCCACTATCCAAAAATTAGCATCCCAATTAGCATAATATTTAGGAAGACCAGATGCCGTACCTGGAGTATCATAAAATGTTGCCATGTAACTAGTTTCTTTTTTTTCTAAAAAAGTTTGCACATTTGGACTAACAGTCGTATCTTTTAACTGCACATATCTTATAGCTCTTAAATCTGAAGGTATAGTTACATATCTACTACCTGACTGTAAGTTTGATGTTGCATAAAATCTATTATCATCAGAGTCAGAATCTCTGTAAATTCTATTCTCAGC